GCATCTTTGTCTTCATCACCATTAACAGCCAATAAAGAACATATAGAGTATCTACGAGCATATGTGATAGCAGAACCTCTATCATGCCATGGGTTTTTAGCACTTGTTGTTCTTTCAAAGTATAATGGCATTCTAGTATTTATAGATTCACCAGATACATGAATCAATTTAGTTAGTAAATAGGTCTTCTCTTCAACTTCTTCCATTACCTGGGTTATAGCGAAGTTGTTTTTACATAGAATTGGTCTTATTGTATCTAAAATACTTGATAAAGAAGCATATTTGTACTTCTGAAACGCGTTTTCACTATCAAAAGGAGCATTTCTTATCTCCCCTTGTAATTGAACTAAATCAAAATATATATTATTTTTTTCCATGATTATCTCCGTTTGGTTTAATAAATAGTATAGTTTGCTACCAAAATCATAACATAATTTCTTCTTTTTCTAAATATAAATGAAATACTTAACAAAAAGTCCGCTTTTTTGAATAATATACTTGATGCATTTATCAGAATTTTTAGAGATACACAATATCACACAAAAGAGAATGGCAAAAACACTTGGCATTTCAAAAATGACGTTATATCGATATAAGAAAGGAAAAACTGTGCCCAACAGAGGAATGAAGAGATTAATCGAAATAGAAACAATGGGTGAAGTAGCAACATTTGATTGGAATGATGAAGAGAATAATCAGACATAAGTATAACGCAAAGCGAACTGAATTTGACGGAAAGAAATTCGATTCTAAAAAAGAAGCTCATTTTTATGCAAAATTGAAACTGGCTAAAGAATCTGGAGAGCTTCTATTTTTTTTACAACAGGTGCCATTAGATCTTCCAGGAGGAACGAAATACAGAGTAGATTTTGTTTGTTTTTGGGAAGATGGCACCGTTGAATTCATAGATGTCAAAGGGTTTAAAACAGAGACCTATAAGCTTAAGAAAAAACAGGTAGAAGCTTTATATCCAATAGAGATTAAAGAGATATAAAAAAAGAGAAGCATTACACTTCTCTCTTCTTTTACTTAACATTAAAAAAATAAAAACATCATGATTACTCGTTTAGAACTCTATCCCAAATCTATATGATAGTAAAGGAAAAAGGAATGCGGTCTTTTCTGTTAGGTGAGGGAAAAAAATTGCAACCTCGTTAAATTTATTGTCATATTCATGCCCAATACAAAGCTTTGGACTGATAGCAAATCCAAGTTTATTACGCACATAAGGTGAATTTATAATCTTAGCTGACATTCCTAAGCCCCAATAGGACTTATTATTTTGAAAGTACTCTAATCTTGCCACTTCTCCCTCTAAAAAATTTAAAATGAGAAAAGATTTTAAAGATAGAGCAAGATCTACACCAAAATCATCTTCATGAGTTCTATGACCTATACCCAATGAAACCAAAGGACATATTCCAATCATTGTTGTTCCAATAGATGTATATCTAAAGGACTTCGTTTCCGAACAAAAAGCACAGCTGATTACAGCTATGGTAAAAAGTATTAACTTCTTCATAAATTTTTCCAAAATGTATTACTTAACTCATTACAAGCCTCAAAAAAAGTATTATTTACTTTTTGTTTAAAGCTTCTTAGCTTGTATTCATGTATGACATTGCAATCATCTTCAGTAGCTTCTTCTAACTTTACTGTTTCATAATCACAATCATGTCTCTTAGCTAGTAGTAATAAAGCTTGTCTTATGTTTTCTTGGTTAATATCTACTGCTGAATCAAAAAGTTCTTCGTATAGACACAGAATTGCATCTGCTGGATTTCGCATAGACATGGTGTCTCCTCTAGGTTGGTAAGTTTGCTGATGAAATCATAACATAATGATACCTTTTTTCACAATATGTAAAAAATCTTTGAATTTAATTACTTAATTGTTAATAAAATAAAGAATATGATCACATTACGCATAAGAATTAAGACAGAAGGTAAAACTTACGTAGAAAGCCACTTTTTAGACGAGGGCTTTAACATATGTAAGAATAATGAAGAGCTATTTAAGCTTGTAGAGAAAGCTACAAATAACGCAGCTTTTGATACTATAGATGAAGTGAAAATAACAGCTAACTTTGAGTGGTAGATATGGCGTGGCCTATAGGAAAAAAAGCACACAATAACATAGTTGATAATATATTAGACGAAGACCTTGAAAAAATTAAAGATTTGAGATTAAAAAAGAAACTATCTTATGCGAAGATTGATAAAGAAATGAATTACGGATGCGGAAGATCTTTTAAAATAATAAAAAAGTATCTAGGATTGCGAACGCATAGGAAATAAAATGGCAGCGAAAAAAAACAATAAATATGCGGCTAAATATTCAGAAGCAGATATCGATAACTTGTGTGAAGAGTTAATGGATTTTGCTGAAAATCATAAATCTATATTCTTTGTAAAGTTCTGTAGAATGAAAGGATTTAGAAAGCAATGGCTTGGTCAAATGTGTGATCATCATCCAAAATTAAAGGAAGCATACGCTGAAGCTAAGGAACTTATGGCGGCAAAAATAGGCGACTTATGTCTATATGATAAGGAGTCTGGCGTCAATGCAAATTTTGGAAAAGACAACCTATTTCGATACGATAAAGAGTGGAAAGAGCACATGAAATGGAAAGCAGAAATCGCTAAAAACAACGAAGCTGTTAAAGAGAAAGAAATACACGTTTATAGAGGCGAAAAAGAAGGCTAAAAAAAGGCCCCCAGTAACACTTTCAGCGAGGATATACAAAATTGGATTTATACATTCCATACACTCCTTTTGAGTATCAAGAAAAGTTCGAAAAAGCAATGAAAACAAGAAAGCGTGCTGTGCTATGTTGGGCACGTAGACATGGTAAAGACTATGCTTGTTGGAATTATCTTATTATGGAAGCCCTAGAAAAGAAAGGAACCTACTTCTATGTATTCCCTCAATTTGCCCAAGCAAGAAAAGCCATATGGGATGCTATATCTGAGAAAGGGCTAAATTATCTAGATCTAATACCGAATGAGGTAATAGCAAAGAAGCTAACTCAAGAGATGAAGATACACTTAGTTAATGGATCAATCATACAGTTCTTAGGAAGTGATAGGTTCGATGTTCTAAGAGGAACTAACCCTTGCGGTGTAATATTATCAGAGTATGCCTATCAGAACCCTAATGTATGGACTCTCGTACTAGACCCTATCCTGGCAAAGAACAAAGGATGGGCTATATTCAATTCTACTCCTAATGCTAAGAACCACTTCTTTGATTTATACAACTACGCAATGGAAAATCCAGAAGAATGGTACGTAAGTAAAGTAACTAACGAAGATACAGGATTTGTTGATCAGAAAGAGCTAGATAAGAAAATAACGCAAGGAATGTCTCCCGAATTTATAGAACAGGAGTACAACTGTAGCTTTGAGGTTGGTGTTGTTGGATCATATTACGGAAGATGCTTAAGAGATGCAGAAAAAGACGGAAGAGTAGGTCATGTACCATATGATGCCAATTGTTTAGTTTATACTGCATGGGATTTAGGTTTCTCAGATCAAATGGTCATACTTTTCTATCAGAAGAGAGGGAATGAAATACTTATCATTGATTATTACGAGAACCAGGGTTATCAGTTAGCTCATTATCTAAACATATTAAGACAAAAAGACTATGTATATGGAAAGCATTACGCGCCTCATGATGCAAAAGCACATGATAGGACTGGAAACACATTTATTCAGATAGCAAGAGAGCAGGGATTTGACTTCGAGGTATTACCAAACTCTTATTCTGTGTTAGAAGGAATAGAGAAGGTAAGAGGTATGTTCCCTAGAATGTTCTTTGATAAAGTTAAATGTGAATATCTACTTAGATGCTTACTTGAATATCACGCAGATTACGATCAAAAGCTACATATTTATAAAAATGTACCAAAACATAACTGGGCCTCTCACGCAGCCGATTCTCTACGATATTTAGTTTATTCATTATATGAAATGAACTCACTGGGAATGACAAAGGAAGAGTTAAGAGAGCTAAAAAGACAAAACAATTACTATCAATAAAAAAGAATTGTTGTTAATTATTTTTTTAATGCTTAATTTTGTATGAAAAAACATATTAGGTGAATTATGGCAGTATCAAGTTATGGTCTACGAGGGACTGAAGAATACAATGCTTATCAGGGAGCTTCCGATCAAGATCTATTAATGAGAATGCGAGAGACTTACAATCAGACAGCAACCTTCAATCAGACTTTTTGGAACGTCGCATCCATAGATGAAAGATTTTATGCTGGAGATCAATCCTTATTAAATGAGATTTATAGCTCAATTCCTTCTACTCAAAAGAAGAATTTCAATTTCAATAAGATTAAGCGAATAGTAAATATGGTATCAGGATATCAGAGAAGAAATAGAAAGTCTTTGAATGTTGAACCAATAGAAGGTTCTGATCAAATGACAGCTGATCAGTTCTCTAAGCTATTAGTTTGGGCAAATAATAAAGAGAATGCATTTGATGTTGTTTCTGATGCTTTTCTTGGAGCTTTAATATCAGGAATGAATCTTCTTTCTTTTTGGATGGACTATAGAAATGATCCATTGTCAGGAGAATTAAAAATAGATAACTTGGGATATAATGGTTTTATCATTGATCCATATTTCACGAAGACAGACCTTTCGGATTGTAACTTTATCTGGATTAGAAAGTTCTTAGATAAGAATGTCATAGCTTCAATGTTTCCAGAGCATAAAGAAGAGATAATGCAAATGAGGGCAGACACTCAAAAAGATGGTAGATTTAACTTTTTACCGCAGAACTACAACTTCAATTATAAGAACTTACTTGCATACGATGAATATTGGTATAGGGATGAAAGGCCAGCGACAATACTTATAGATCAAATTACTGGAGAGACTCTTGAGTATGAAGGAAAGAAAGAGAATCTAAAATATTACCTATTAATGAATCCTCAATTAAAAAAACAAACAATTAGAAAGCCTACATACAAACTAGGAATTACAGTAAATTCTAACAGGGTGTTTTATCATGGAAAAAATCCTTATAATATTGATCGTTTACCCTTTGTGCCTGTAGTTGCATATCATCAGCCAGAGCTTCCATATTATGAATGGAAAATTCAGGGAATGGTAAGGGGAATGAGAGATTCTCAGTTCTTAGCAAACAGAAGGCAGCAAATTCTTTTAGATGTATTAGAATCACAAATCAATAGCGGTTTAAAAGTTATGGAAGGGTCTCTTGTTGATGACAAAGATGCTTTCAAATCAGGACAAGGGCAAGCCTTATTTATTAAGAAAAATGCACCTATGGGAATGGAGTCTGTTCAAAAGATACCTGCACCAGATGTTTCACCAGCTTTCTTCCAAATTATCCAAGAGATGGATAAGAATATGATGGAGATTTCAGGTGTTAACGAAGAATTACTCGGATCAGCAGATGATGATAAAGCGGGCATTCTTTCAATGTTAAGGCAAGGGGCTGGTTTGACTACTCTTCAGCTACTTTTTGACAAATTAGATCAGTCAATGAAAGCTATGGGGACTTTAGAGCTAGAGATGATACAAAAGAATTTCACTGCTGGTAAGGTACAAAGAGTAATAAACGAGCAGCCATCAGAAGAGTTCTTTAAGAAAGCTTTTCAGAAATATGATTGCACAATTAGCGAAGGAATTAACACATCAACACAAAGAATGATGGCATTCCAGCAAGCATTACATTTAAAGGAGATTGGATTACCTATACCAACAGAGTTCTTGTTAGAAATGTCTTCTCTACAAAACAAAACAGAAGTTATTGCTCAGATTAAACAGCAAGAACAGCAACAAGCTCAACAACAGCAAATGCAGATGCAGATGCAGATGCGAGAGCTAGAATCTAGAGCTAACCTAGCTGATGCGCGTGCGATGGCGGATAAGGGATTAGGGTTAGAAAGGGTTTCTAGGGTAGATGAAAATAAAGCTCTTGCAACAGAAAGAAGAGCTGAGGCAGTAAGCGATCTAGAATCTGCAAACCTTGATAAGATAAAAGCTGCGAAAGAATTGGCAACAATGGATTTATCACAGCTACAACAGTTATTAGATATTGTAGATAGATTAAAATCTGATGAAAAAGTAGAAACAGAAGAGTTAGCATCAGAAGAAACTCAAGGAGTAGAACAATAATGAAAACAATGGTTGGTATATCAATAGCATTTATAATAGTTGGGTTAACGATGATCTTTACGTGTAGTTGTAGCAAAGCAAAGGACATAAAAACAGTATACGATCACAAGTTTCATGACAATCCTGCGGAAGAGTACATCGAAAAAATGTTAGAAGAACACGCTGGTATAGAATTAGAGATAACCCCTGATCATGGAGAAGACAAATGATGAAAAAATGTAAGAAAGTTAAGGAAGTCGTCAAGCATTTGAAGGAAGATGCAAAGACCTGGGGAAAGATAGCTAAAGCGGCGAAAAGCGAAGCTAAGTCTGATAAGAAGCTTATTAAAAAGATGACAAGGAAGAAAAAGTAATGCCATTAGTTAAGGGTAAGAAATCTAAGACCAAGAAAGGTATTGCAAAAAATATAAAAGCAGAAATTCTTGCAGGAAAACCTCAGAAGCAAGCAATTGCAATTGCAATGTCTGTAGCAAAAAAAAAGAAGAAGAAATGACTAGAGACGATGCAGTAGATGAAAGTTATGGAGAAATTATCTGGACAAAGGTGTCTGATAAATTACCGGAATATGGTCAGCAAGTATTAACATATTCAAAATGTAAAGGTATGGACGTTGATTATCTTCTTGATATTGTTGATACTGAAGTACCTTATTTTTGGAGTAAAGTACTAGTGGATGAATATTATACGGTAACACATTGGATGCCAGTACCAAAAAAACCAAAGGAGAAATAAAATGAGCATAAAAGCAATTCAAATACCGCCAAAAATGGATATATCAGACAGTTGCAACTGTTCTTGTTGTTTTCCTCCTTCAGAGCAGACAACAGTTTATGTAAATCATAAATATGAAGTTGAATATTTTGATGAAAAAAAAAGTGAAGATCATGAAAAAGATCATGAAAAAACAGCTGTAAGGATAGACAAATTCATTAGCAACCTTAATATTGACTCACCGAAAATTATATATGAAAAAAAGGAATTTACATTAGAAGATATA